TTAGTGATTTAATATAATTGATAAAATTCGACCCTATAAATCCACAACCTCCAGTAACTAAAATCCTCTGAGCTATTATATCCATTTATATTTAATATATATATTCTTTTATATACTACTACGACGGCTATGACGGCTACGACGGCTACGACTACCTCTATATATATAGAGATATGGAGGATCTCTCAAAATATAAAAACAAGTAGCATAGAGTATAATTGAAAAATTTCTAAAAGTTCAAAGAAAAATAAATTATATGCTCATCACTCGGTCATATCTCAGTCATCATAGTCATCTCATTGGTCAATATTAAATTTATCTATAGAAAAAACTATATCATCGTAGCGGCCCTTATTAGGTCTCAAGTCATATACTTTTATGAATCCCTTTAAGTGTTCGGGTACAACAGTCTTGAGAATATCTATCCAATCCCATGATTGGACATCTTCGATTATTAGGATTCCGTCATCGGCCAATAATTGAGAATAAAGTTGAATAAATTGTATCATGCTTTGCAAAGTATGAGGACCATCATCCAAAACTAAATCAAACTTTATGTTTTTGTTTAAAAAATTAGCATCAAAAAATTGCTTATTGTATGCGTCAGATGATGTATGCAAAGTAATTCGTTCCTTGTTTTTAATACCTCCATAAACATCATCGATACTCATAATATCTAATCCGTAAACAGTAGCATTTTTAAAATAATCATGCCACATTTTTATACTCCCTCCAAGACATATACCTACTTCCAATACATTAGTAGCAGTATCCTTCTTTTTATTCAATAGTTTTTCATAAAGCGGCAAATATGAATGTATAGTATTCTTGTCTGTCCTTGAATTATCTGCGATTTGTTCTAAGCTCATTTTGTTATATATTATTTTAATGTATATAAATCTTATATGAAAAAATAAAAAATATTCAATATATAATTAAGACTTCCTTACAAATTACAAATCATAGTTTAGAAACCCATAATCGTACATATGTTTGATAGCCGAATGCAAATTAATAACATCATATTTAGAGTTATGTGCATTCTCAATTTCCTTACCAAAACAATATCTATACAATTCTTTCATAGACGGATACTTATATTTTCCAAATTTATTGATAATTTTAATGATATTTTTGGTATGTTTCATTGTACATAGGAGTTTTTTCTTATCAATTTCTTCAATAATATGTTTCAGCCCTCTCCTATGTAGCTCTGATTTAATCACAGATATATCAAAGGCTATATTGTGTGCAACAATACACTCGACTTTTTTAAGACTTTCGTAAAATTCGTCAATTGCATAATTAAATTCGGTACCAATTTTATCAGAAATCTCGTCGGTAATAGAGTGGAATTCGCTATTAGTAATATTGAAGTCTTCGCGCTTTATCACATAATCTTCTAAATATAGATTATTATAATTATAATCAGTTACAATATAAGATATTTGAACTATTCGAGCAGTATTGTATTTACCAATATCCCAATAGTTGGGATAATACCCCCATTTCATATTAGTCATATCAGGCAATCCATTGGTTTCCGTATCAATAAAAAGAGCCATTTATTTACTAATATATAAATAGCAATCAATTTTTATATTTTTATATTTTTATATTTTAGATAATACGTTAGAGTGAAAATATTTAACAAGAGTTTCCCATCTATAATTTTTCAAAATATTTTCTCGACCATTTTTCCCATGCTTAATACCAAGCTGCGGATTGTTAAAATACTTCCAAAAGGCTAATGCGAAGTCATGAGGATCTGTTATTTCAGCTTTGCCACCGATACCATTCGATTTATTATCCAAATACTGATATATAGTAGATTTAATAGGAATTGAATTAGTCTCATTTAAATACTCGCGAATTCCTCCGACATAAGAGGATACCTGAGGAATACCTAAACCCAAGCATTCAAAAACGGTTAATTCATACCCACCGCCATTACAATTATTACAACCTACATCACAACAATTGTATAATATATTAATCTCTTTATCGGACAATTGCTGTGGCATAGGAACCTCTATAATAGTCTCCTTAACATATTCGAGAGGGATATCGCGGAATTTAACCTCGTTTTCTATTATATCCCATAAATTCCAATAGCCGTCTATTTGAGTCCCAATTATTAATTTAGCAGATCTGGTATTTTCTTCATTTTTCTTTATAGTATTTCGGACGTTCACATTGTAATGCATTTCTATAAATTCGACCCACGCTATTATTGTGTGATCCCAACATTTTCTTGGTTGATTTCTATTCAAATTTAGAACTATAAAATCATTTACATTATATTTAAAGTAAGTTCTCGCAATATCTTTCGGTATCGGATAATACATATTAGTATCAAATCCGTGAGGGAATGTATGTATAGGAATACTCTCTTTAATACCAAGTTTACGAGCAATATCTCTCCAATATGGAGTAAATGCTATTATACCATCAAAATATGAATTTAATAGATCTATATAATTCTTCTTCTGATAAGGATATACTTGATCCATATATGAATAGAGTTTGAAGTTGTGTTTCTCGCTCCCACACTCCTTTATTATAGCACTGGTAAGTGATGTTGTAATCATGTTATCATTAAAAATAATAATAACATCTTGCGGATTTCTTTTTATAAAATCGCCAATTTCTAATTCGCCAAAACCATTTCTCCGAGGATTCTCTGCGGCTAATACGTCGTGCAATTTAACAGAAGCCGGTATATCATTGCGGAGCCCTTTATCATTTGTATTATTAACATTCTGAAACCCATATATTGTTAACGCTATATCATCGTACATTCCTAAATACTTAGATATGTAATATACGACTTTAGAATATCCGTTGCTCGTTCCTATAGGATAGGTCCCGCAAAGCATAACCCTTTTTTTTCCGTCGGGAGATTTTTTCCACCATCCATTTCCTTCCTTACTACTATCTATAGAATCTTCCTTGTTATTTTTTTTTATAGTTTCTTCTCCTATTATATGTGTCGATTTTACAAGGTCGTATATATTTATAGGCATTTATTAATATTTAAATTTAATAATTAAATCTTATATAATATAATATACATTATTACTCTTTTGCCATAGAATATCCCATATTTTGATTAGGAAACATCATAGGCATCTGCGGCATCCCTTGAGGCATCCCTTGCATCCCTTGAGGCATCCCTTGCATCCCTTGCGGCATCATAGGAATATTGTTATTTGCTAAATGTTGCATATACATCATATGATACTTGATATAGGGATCTAATATATTAGCCGTTTTTGTTTTTCCGATTTGTATAGCTAATTCTGCTATATAATCACATAATAATATAATTAAAGTGCCTATAAAAACAAATATGAAAATATTAATTAATGTATTTAAAATACTTTCTGTCTTTTTATTCTCTTTAATTATCTCTGTTAATTTATCGTCCTCGGCAGTCTTAACATTTTCAGCTTGTTTTTTTTGAGCTGCCGTTGCCGTAGCTGTAGACGTAGTAGCCACAGCCGTAGTAGCCGTAGTCGTCGAAAATCCTCCGGGACCCGTTACTTGAGGTTTTTTAACAGGATCTAACATAGCAGTAGTTCCTTCATCGATATTATTAATTTTATTTTCTATACTTTTTAAATATTCTAAAGCTTCGCGTGCTTTCAATTTCTCTTCTTCGCTTAAATTGTACTCGTTATTATTTAGTAAATTAATGCCTTTTTTGGGATTGCTGTTATTATTAGAATAATCATTTGTATTATCATTGGTATATGACGATTTATTGTGATTAGGCATATAATCATTTATCTTAATATCGCTTTTTGATTTATAATTTACCTCATCTTTTAGATTATTGATATCAAAATACTGCTCCATATCTTCGTCATAGAAAGGTCTTACATTATCAATTCCATTGTTAGCTACAAATCCACCAGAATTTTCGTAATTATCATAGGCACTTTCATCTTTACAGCTTTTAAAGTTTTCCTCAGTATATGTTTTTATAGCAGCATCTCTTTCTTTTTTACAATCTCCAGATACTGGAATAGTATACATAGGAGCTTGTAGAGGTGCACAGCTACTATTACCCTTAGTTATACCATCGGTCTTATTAATATTATTCTTAGACACTTGTACATTCTGTTGCATATACTCTACACTTTCCTTATTCGAAGAAAGAGAACTGTTCTCCATACTATATAAATGCTGATTATTAAGAGATGTAGGCAAAGGCTCTGTGGGCGGAGCACAGCTTCTCTTTTTTGCAGAATGTTGTTTGAAAGTACCTATGTTATATGCTTCTTGAAGTGTTGAATATTGCATTTTTAATAATTAATATTTATATTCTCTATTATACAAAAAGGAAAGAAAAAACAAAATATTTATATAATATAATTGTAAAGAAGCATTATGAAAGAATCTGAATATAATATCGATGTTAAGGAAAATGATAAAATATATGATATTATAGACGAGGAGAATAATAATTTAATAATTAATATATTTAAAGGAATCATAACAGGGTTTTTAATAGCATACTTGATAATACTTGGACTACGTCCGGCTGCATTATATCCAGATAATATTCTCGAGGTTATAGATAACCCATGGATATTTGTTATACTGATTATAGTAAATTTTTATGTTATACAATGGGATTTTACAATAGGATTATTACTTCTTCTATCAATAATTGCATTAATCCTTGATATAATAATTTTTACAGAAGGCAAGATATTTTTATCAGATGAGAAAGAAGAAAAATATTCAAATGGCGATACAAAATCAATAGAAAAAAAGACAACGCCTGCATCAACATCGGCATCGGCATCGACATCGGCATCAGCGACGGTATCATCGGTATCTCCGATATCTACGATATCTACGGTATCTTCAATTGTATATAGTTCGTATAGAGATATCAACGATATCATAATAGATGAACTAAAAAAATATAACAATGTAAATAGTAAAAAATCTTATGCCTCTAATTTTTTATAATTGTCTTATTAAAAAATAGATTATATAATTAAATTATGGAACAAGTAGGTATTTTTGGAACTCTCGAGCCGCTATCTATCATTCTCTTTATAGTAGTACAAATAGGCGGGAGATATCTCAAAATAGATTTAACTCCAGCGCAGCAGAAATTAATCAACAACTCTATTTTTCAAAGCATAATATTATTTTCGATTATATATATGTCTACTAAAAACCTTAGAAATAGCATCATTATCGTAATAGTAATATATATATGCATATATATTTTATTTAATGAAAATCATAAATATAACATTCTATCTAAAAAATGGCTATATGATGAAAAGATTATAGAAACAGAATATAATAATATAAAGGATATATACATAAAAAATATAAATAACATATAAATGATTGAACTTTCGACCAATATAATTATCAATAAAAATCTCGAGGACGTGTTTGAGTTAATGTATAACAAAGAAGACAATTTCGATAATATTAATGACGAGATGTATAAAATAATAGAATGTACAACATCAAAATGGAAGATAAAAAATGGGAAAAGGAAGAAGATGTCGCAGTTATATATATATGTTAATAATTTGCCCCAATATTTGAAAAATTATACAATAGAAGACGATAATTACATTAGAATCCGTAGGAAATACAAAATAATAAATGACGGAGATAAATATAAAGAATTAAAATGCAAGGATGATATTATTAATTTAAAAAGTTCGTACTTAAGTCTAATTAAATCCATGAAACTTATTAATATCAAGGAACGTATCAAGCTCACATCTGTAGAAGAAGACAAGACAAAATTAGATTTCGAGATAAAAATAAATATCGGCATACCAAATAAGGACGAGTTTGAAAATTACATCAAGATTATATTTCAAAATATATTAGATAATTTAGTAGAAAAACTATCGTAACTATCGTAACTATCGTAACTATCGTAACCTCTCTTCCAATTCTTTGATATATTCATTTTTACTATTCAATTCCTCTATAAGCATCTTATTTTCATTATCTAAATCTGTATACATATTGGTCAATGCAATATTATATTTGTGCGAAAATGATAATTGTGATAAATTATCGTAATATATGGAAATTATCTCATTTTTATTAAATAATCTTATATGTTTATTATTAGTATATCTACAAAAAGGGCATTGGTATTTAATGAATATCTGTTTTTGTTCTACAAATAACAAAGATGTTCGCGAAGATAATTTGTTGCAACATGCTATACATATGTATTTATTACATTCATAACAATGTAAATTGCTCGATATCTTGTTCTCGCTACATATCACGCAATCTCCGATATCTCCGCAATCTCCGATATCTCCGTCATAACTATAAGCATTCTTATTTTCCATATTATAAAATTATATAAGGATTAGACTTTATATATAGATGGGTATGATACCCGATGCTGCTATAGCTCAGTTGGTTAGAGCACTCGACTGTTAATCGAGTGGTCGCAGGTTCGATCCCTGCTAGCAGCGTTTATTTTTATTTATCTTATATAATTATAAGAGAAATGGTGAAAAGAAACAATGTATCAGCTCCGGCAAAACTTTTGAAAAATAGTAGTAGTTCAAAGCCTAAATCGGCATTTCACACCGCAATATATAACATTGAGAAAATTTTAAATAATTATGAATTAGAAAAAGATAAAAAAAAGATAGATAATTTGTTTAAATCCAAGTTTTCTAAAAATGAAAAATTAATACCAGATAATGTTTTATTAAATAATATATATAGAAAGCCTATGAGAAAATTTATAATAACTGTAGTATCTCCTACTCCAGTATCAGAAAGTGCTAAAACTTCTACTAAAACAGTACGCAGAAAATTCATTATTACCGATAATGATGATCCTAAAAATTTAAACTACAAATTGGTAAAGTAATTTAATTAAATATTTTTTATAATAATATATAAAAATTGATTATATATTTAAACATTAGATGAGTTATTTTAACTACTATTATTAAGAGATATGTCTATTTATCCTGAACTATCTTATAACGACCAAAAAGTTGAAATACAAGAAGTGCGAGGTATTCAATTCAGTGTTTTGAGTCCTGACGAAATTGTTAAAAGGTCTGTTGTCGAAATAAATAAAACAGATACATATGCTGGAAGTGAACCTATCATCGGCGGTTTGTTTGATTCTCGCATGGGCGTTTTAGAACACAATCGTATTTGCTGTACATGCGAACAGAAAAACATATTTTGCCCTGGTCATTTCGGGCATATTGTTCTCGCCAAACCAGTATTTCATGCAATGTTCTTCGATATCGTTAAAAAAATTCTGAATTGTGTCTGTTATAAATGTTCGAAGTGTCTCATTTCTCCCGATACAACTCATAAAGATTTTAAAAACGATATTAGTAAAATCCTATCTATTAAGAACAACCACAAAAGATGGGAGGCCTATTATAAACTCTGTAATACCACTACTAAATTGAGAGCTTGCGGTGATGATGACGTAGTAGGATGCGGAGCTGTGCGGCCTACTAAGATTCACAAAGAAAACTCTATGAAAATTATCGCAGAATGGAAGGATAAAAAGAATGAGGAAAAAATATCTCAAGAATTTACTGCAGAAGATATCCTGAGAATATTCAAAAGAATAAGTGAGAAAGAAATGGAAATGATGGGGTTCAATCCGAAATGGAATAGACCAGAATGGATGATTTGTACTATCTTGCCTGTTCCGCCTCCCGCCGTTAGACCCAGTATTATCGAAGAGAATGGTCAAAGAAGAGAAGATGACTTGACTCATAAATTAAGCGATATTATTAAGGCTAACAATCAAGTCCAAGATAAAATTAATAAGGGCGCTACAGAAGAAACTATCAGATATTATACTATACTATTGCAATATCACGTATTCACCTTTATTAACAATCAGATGCCCGGATTAGCTCCTGCACAGCAGAGAAACGGTAGGAAATTAAAATCCGTAACTGATCGTATGAAAAAGAAGGAAGGGCGTATCAGAGGTAATTTAAATGGTAAGCGCGTAGACCAATCGGCGCGCTCGGTAATTACTCCAGATCCATATATTAGCATCGACGAACTTGGAGTACCTATTAAAGTAGCGATCAATATTACATTTCCAGAAATTGTAAATAAATACAATATCGAACATATGCGCAAGTTAATTATGAATGGTGCAGATAATTGGCCGGGGGCTAAATATATTAAGAAGCCGAATACAACTATTAATCTGAAATATTCGCGCGATTTAGAAACGATTGCTAAAGAATTGAAGAATGGCGATATAGTACATAGGCATTTATCTGACGGCGATTATGTATTATTTAACAGACAGCCGTCGCTTCACAAGATGTCTATGATGTGCCACAAGGTTGTTATTATGCCTTACCAAACGTTTCGCCTCAATGTTCTTGATACCCCTCCATATAATGCAGATTTTGATGGTGATGAGATGAATTTGCATTGTCCTCAGAGTATCCAGACGATGAACGAATTGATGGATATTGCAGCCGTACCATATATGATTTTAGCACCAAGAGACGGTAAACCTATCATCGAAATTGTTCAGGATACTCTCGTTGGTTCTTATCGTTTAACAAAAGATTATACAGAGATTCACGATAAAACGATGGCTAATATTCAAATGGTCAATAGTTATTTTACGGGAAGTTTGCCTAAACCAGAAAACAAATACTGCTATAGCGGTAAAGAAGCATATTCCCAAATATTGCCCCCGAGTCTTTATATAAATAGAAAAAATAAGAAAGATGAAAAGGTAATTATCAACAACAGTGTATTGGAAAGCGGAAATCTCGATAAGAATGTATTTCATGGTATCTCTACGGGACTAATCCCAGTTATTTATCACGATTATGGGCCTTTTGAAGTCCGCAAGTTTCTCGATAATACTCAAAGATTAATTTGTAGATGGCTGTTAACATCGGGATTCAGCGTCGGAATTAGCGATTTAGTAACTGATAAAGCAACCGATGAAAATCTCAAAAATAAAATTAAAGAGATGCAGACAAAGGCTTATAATAAGTTGGATCAGATTAGAAGAGGAACCTTTATTAACAACAGTATATTTAATAACGAAGATTATATCGAGAGAGAGTTGATTGGTATTTTAAATGAAACTACGAGTGAAGTTGGTAAGATTGGTTTTGCACAAATTGAAGAGAAGACTAACCGAATGATTAACATGGTTAAATCAGGATCAAAGGGTAAGGAGATCAACATATCTCAGATGATTGTTTGTGTAGGTCAGCAGAATGTTGACGGTAAAAGAATTACATATGGTTTTACAGACAGAACACTTCCGCATTTTACAAAATACGACGATGGTCCCGAAGCACGAGGATTTGTTAAGAATAGTTTCATTTCCGGTCTGAAACCCCATGAAGTATTCTTTCATGCTATGGGTGGTCGCGAAGGTCTAATTGATACTGCTGTTAAAACTTCTGAAACAGGGTATATTCAACGCAGATTGGTAAAAGCAATGGAAGATTCCAAGATCCATTATGATAATACCGTTAGAACTGCCGATGGTACTATTATACAATATATCTATGGTGAAGATGGTATGGATGGCTGTAAAATAGAGGTTCAAATTATTGATAGCATCTATAAAAATAATATAGAGCTTGATTTGGAATACAATTTGAAGAAGACAGATAATATAGAAATTCATGTAACTGAAGAGGTGTTAAAATCTATTACTACAGACACTTATAACAGATGCAATGAACATTTTGAAAAAATCATAGATGATAAGTTGTTCCTTATCAAGAAGATATTTAATTACGAAAAGAAGAATGTAATCAACTATCCTATTCCATTTCGCAGGATTATAACAACGGCCCATAATAGATTGTTGAGTATCAATATCGAAGGAGTTAAAACCGATCTATCTCCTGATTATATCTTAGATGGTATAAATAAAATAGAGAGCAAGCTCTTTATCAAGAATCTCAATCAAGGCATGAGATTTCTCCATATACTATTGAGACTCTATTTGAATCCTAAAAAACTAATATTCCAATATCATTTCACTAAAGAAATATTTGATTATATAGTAGTCCAGATTATCGAATATTTTAATCAGGCTATTGCACAGCCCGGAGAAATGGTTGGTATTATTGCGGCCCAAACAATCGGAGAATTGGGTACTCAGATGACGCTGGATTCATTTCACGTTTCTGGAACAGCAGCGGCAGTCAAAGCTACATCTGGTGTTCCGCGTCTTAAAGAAATTTTATCGGCAACTAAAAAGACCAAGACGCCCACGTTGATTATATATATGAAGAATGATATTTCGTGTGTGATAAATCCTATTAAAAATAGCAACGGCGATTTCAATGATCCAAGAATAGATGCTACGAAAGACCATGCTATGAATATTAAGAATTCTATTGAAATCACTAAGCTATCGGATATTCTCGAGTATAGCGAGATATATTGGGATAACGGAGAATACTATGAAACAAATATTGAAGAAGATCAAGGAATTATGAATATATACAAGGAGTTTGAAGAACTTAACGGATCATCATGTCGTGCACGTAGTTCGTCTCCGTGGGTTCTCAGATTGGTCTTTAATAAACAGAAGATGGTATCTTATAGATTGAAAATGATAGATATCTATACAAAATTAAATTCGGCATATGATAAGTATATCGATTGTGTATATAGCGATGATAATGCCGACGAATGTGTGTTCCGCATTAAATTGACTGAACTGGCTCTCAAGGATGGTGACGAAATAGCCACTATTAAAGCCATTGAGCATAATATCGTGCATCAAATATTATTGAAGGGATACAAAGGTATTAAGAAGGTATCGCTTAATAAAAAGAAATATACGAGATATAATGATGAAACAAACAATTTCGACGATGTTCTTGAGTGGGTATTGGATACGGATGGTACGAATTTGATTGAACTATTAGCAAATCCAAACATAGATAGTACTCGTACAATCTCTAATGATATCAGAGAAATATATGATACGCTCGGTATTGAGGCCGCGAGAAATGCGCTATACAAGGAGTTAGTTGCTGTAACAAACGAAGGTTCGATGAATTACAGGCATATGTCTCTACTTATTGATACGATGACTTATAAAGGACAATTGATGTCTATTGATAGACACGGCATTAACAGAGGAGATATCGGACCTCTCGCTAAATCGTCGTTTGAAGAAACAACGGATATGTTAATTAACGCAAGTATTTTCGCGGAATATGATAAGGTAAATGGTGTATCTGCGAATGTTATGTTGGGTCAACAGCCTCCTTGCGGAACTGGAGATAGCAAGATATTGATCGATGAAGAGTATATGATTGAGCTATTGAATGATATTAACACAAAGAATCCTATGAACGAAGGAACTCTCGATACTATAGTAGAAAACGACGAGCATGACGACGGAGAAAAATTCACATATAACGAGAATGATTTGCAGGTCAAATTGAATTTGGATAAAAAGAACAGCAAATGCTATAAATTACCTCAGCAAAATATAAATATTATTTAGAATCAGGAGATAACAATGAATCGTTGGAATTGTATTTTAAATTAAGTAATTTATTTTTAATATCTTCGGGAGCTTCTCCCAATTCTTTATAGATGTACGAGCTACTATCTGAAAGCTTGATTATATAATAAGATATATTATTATTTATTTTATTTTTTTCCCTAAATAGCATTAATAGAGGTCGCTTAGCTATTTCATCGATATCCTTTCCGGCTCTATAGAAAACGCTCGTATTATTAAAATCCTTGAGACCGTTTCTTTTAACTCCGATACCTCTCCCATACTCTTGTTTATCGCGTATTATAAAAATATTAATATTTAGCCACGTTGCTATTATTTTTAATGTTATATCGCTATAATATTTTATACCATCTTCTTTTTTGATATGCTTAATAATTCTTCGCCTCTCATCAATGCTACTTTTATTAAAGTAAGAGTCTAAGAAAACCTTCTCAGATTTAAATGATAAATTAGTGTTATTTAATACATTCATTGTCTTAACGTATACCGCGTAAAAATGCGGATCTTCTTTAAATAATATAGTAATTAATTTATTATTTTTCCTTTTTAAATCACTAATGTTATTATTATCACATAATATTTTTTCATATTCATCGTATGTATATTGTATTATATGATCGAATTTGTGAATATTTGTTATTATATTCTTATCATAATTTGTTAGATATTCATATAGATCTCTGATATAATTTTCGCCATAATTAACCTTGATATATCTCAATCTCAAAGATAATTTGGGCCAAATTTTCTTCCATTTAGAATTCAATTCATATTCAATACCCTTAAATATAGTAGGTATACTTTTAACTATATTTGTAGATGTAGCATCGTCCTTGATTTCATATGTTTTTTCAATAGGATTATTTAAATTATTTATATTGGTCGGGTAATACTCTTTGTAACTTACTATATTTTTGGGTATTCTATTGGGATTAGATACGAGATATTGAGAAAATATCAATTCTTTGCCATCTTTATCTTCAATTATATTTTCAGAAATCTCATTGATATAATCGTACTTAAAGTTTCCCAAAGATAGCGAGTACCAATTCTTGATACTATTTCTCGAAGAAAGATCTATTTCTTCTAACACTATCTGTAACATTCGCGGGTCATACTTATCAGTATCTGCTATATCTTTAAGAAGCGTATCTATAATATGAGCTCTCGAATGTTTAGCTAAGTTATTATAAAACTCGTCGGTATAAGTAACGGCCAATAATTTTCTCTTGATATATTTTCGGATTTCATACATATCATTAGTAATCTCATTGTTTTCTTTAACATATTTGTGGAATTTATTAAAATAATCACTATTTAATACTATATTATCGTCTATTGCGTGGTCTGTGAATTTAATCGTCCCTTTAGTGATAATTCTCGTCTCCTTCTTTATTTCAAAAGTTTCCACTTTTATTCCAACACCTTTAGCATCTTCTATAAACTCTTTGTGTACGTCGTTTTTCACTGATATATTATAAATATTGCCTATTATATCTTCGCTAAACACTATATTTTTAATATTAAAGAATTCTATAAGTAACTTTATAAATATTATAGATTGTTTCTTAAAGGTTATTATTACATTGTTATGTAATATAATTTTATCAATAGAGAGATCGTTGTTTATTATCAATGTTTTAAAACCATATACGTCTTCGGTATTCTTTTCGATATTATTCACGCGTCTTATAATAGCTCTTATATTAATCTTATTCTCATATATATCATTGCTATGAGTTTCGCGCTTCGTATTCTTCGCATTAGCCGAGCAGCTTTTTAATATATTTTTGATATTCTCGTGATCGTCTAAATTATAAGATTTAGTATCAGTCTTTGTATTTATCGTCCTTGATACAAGCGGTTCATATATCGAAGTATTTATATTATCCTTATCATTATTATTGTCTTTATATATCATAATCATTTTGGGATTTTTTCCTAAATGATCTATTAAATCATTAAAAGTCGTATAATAAGGACAGATAATTTGAACATTATTATCGATCCCTTTCTCTACCTCCCATGATATAATTAATCTTTTATATAATATTGCGACTAATGAATATATATATTGAATATTTTTATCATATTTACTATCGGTCGATTTTAAATAACTGATAAATTTTTTATAGGCTTTATAAATAGATAATAATCGCGACTTGATATATAGCGATTTTTTGGAATTATCTTCTACTTCGGGAAAGAATAGCAACTTATTATTAAATTTATTCAATAATTCAATATATAAGTTGGCGTTAGATTCGGGAATTACTGGTTCATTATCTGAGAAATCCTTGAATACATTTCCATTTTCAAGAGACAAAAAGGTAATTATATCGAGTCTTTTTTCTATATCTCTGAATAAGCTATCTCTCGTCTTATTTAATAGGAAAGCTATAACATCTATAATGTTATCATAATTATTCAATTTTTTATTTGCAGGAATATCTTTAATGCCCTTTCGTAATATACAATTGTGTTTATTGATATTATTGCGATTTATGCAATTATTCAAATAATCTTTATGATTATTATATAGAACGTGATATAATTCCTTGCGAATATTTCCATATCTATTTTTATATATAATAGGTATTTGCGTCATAATATAATTATTAGTAACTGCTTCATTATCTTCGCTACTACGCTTGCTTTCTTTCTTGACTTCGACAGATTCTTTCTTAATTAATATAGCTTCCTTAGCCTTTCTCCCACGCTTCCCTTTTTCCGGTTTATCTTCTGTAATTATTTTTTTAGGCTTATCGACCTTTACCTTTTTTAATTCTGGATTCTTAGTACCGCAGCAAGGTATATTGTGTTTATCAATGCGATATGCATATCTTGGCTTATTCGCATTGTTCATAATTTCATTTAACATCATCGGTTTTTCATTTTCATCGGGGCACCTCATTCCTTTTGCATATTCATCTTCATTTAATGGTATGTTACTTACAGGACACCATATTCTCGGACAAGTATAATAGTGTTGGTTATCTTCGGCGCTACCGTATTTAATTATATTATCAAGCTGCTTATCGTGACCTTTTAGTTTGAGTTCATTGAGTTCTGATTCTGATAAAACGATAGGTTGATGAGGAGGCTGGCAATTCCTCGCCTTATTTCCTTTCCACAACTCCTTGTCTGCTATATTTAGCCTATTTATTAGATAATTGTCCTTCGCTTTACCACCGCCTGACGATATAGCATTATCAATATATTCATCGCTTTTTATACTACTATAATCGCTGCTTTTGCTGCTCTTGCTGCTCTTGCTGCTCTTGCTGCTCTTGCTGCTCTTGCTGCTCTTGCTGCTCTTGCTGCTCTTGCTGCTCTTGCTTTTGC